GTTTATCTTGTGATGCTGTTTGCGTTCGTATTTCATCCAGCTTTATATCTTCAATCTTTTGTTGTGCCGCATAGCCAGCCGCAGCCAATTGCAATTCGCGTTCTGTCTGCATCCTTGCAAGTTCTAATTCGTGTTTTTTATCTGACTTGTCTTGGAAAAAATCTAAAATTTTAGGCAAACCGCCCATTAAAAAAGAAACAAGAGTTGAAAAAATTGTAAGCATTATTTCTCCTGCATATCAATTAAAATTTTAAGGCGCAATTCTTTCATTTTGCGAACTTCTATTAATGCCGCAGTTGTTGCATTATTCATATCCATATACATTATTCCCATGACAGGTAATGCAATAATTAACACAATACACAAAACCAATAAGGTAAGGAGTAATGTAAACGGTACGTCTCGCTCATTCTTATCAGAATCATTACCCATAGAAACCAAAATATTATGAACAGCACCGCGATAATTGAGGTTAATTGTTCTTTTATCTTTCTTTTTATATTTGCCTGTCGCCATTGCGCCGCCTGTTGTTTATACAACTCTTGACGCTGCACTTCTGCACGTTCTGCTTTAATCTTGTCGCGCATTGCTTCAAATTCAGACCAAATTGCACCTAATTCTTTTGGTGCTTGATATACCATCATTTCACGCAATTCAGTTTCAAGTCTTTGCATTTCTTTTTGTGCAAGAACCCGATTAAATGCTTCTTGATTTATAGATAATTCAGGATCACGTGCTTTTTTTGTTTTTAATTCTTCTTCGTGAACGTGTTTTTCTAATTGTTGATGCGCTTTAAAAAAATTTCCTAAATGACTGCTAATATCTATAACAACATCTTTAGCTTTGCCATAAGCATCGACCAATTCCATGCCATCTGATTTTGCTGTTTGATATAATTCACAACCTTGTTTTATAGCAGATGCAGCTAATTTTGCAGCCGCTAAAATAGTAAGCGGATCAATTTTTTATTCCTCTTTATTTGTTTTTACGTTTTCTTTAGCAATTTGCAAATGTTGATGTTTATACCAAGTAGAAATAATTAAACCAACAATAGCCACGCATAAACCACCTAAAGCAGCAAACTCATTTGCGCTTAAACCAAAAATTACAGCAGATGCAGAGCCGCCATAAGTTGCTGTAGTTGCTGCTTTAATGGTGATATTTTCATTCATTTTAAAACTCATATTTATTTAAAAAATTTTCCAACCATCCAGCAAACAACAGAATATCTAATTCCCGAAATTATATCTTCAACGCCATGCGGTATAAATGAAGGAAATACAATTACTGTTCCTTTTTTTTGTATAGGATATATTTTTTGATCGCCATTCATTAAATAAAATCTGCCGCCTTCAAAATCATCATTTAAAAATGCAAGAACTGTAAGTTTTCTACATTCTGCATTTGGATCAAGCATAGTATCAACATGAGTTGTATATCGACCGCCAGCAGGATATTTTAAAAATTCAGCTTGATTTGCATGAGTAATTTCAAATTTCCATGCTTGATAATTAGCATCAAATCCTGCCGCAGCCAATCGACCGCCAATGTCTTTATAGGTTGGTAATATTATGCGTTCAACATTTCTTATGCTTGTATTTATTGATCCTTCATTTTCACCAATTACAGGCAATAATTTTTCTATTTCTTCTTTGTCGTAAGTAGCAATTAATTTATTGCAAGCATCATCATTTAAAATGTCTGTATAAGTCCAGTTAGTAATTTGATTTGATTTAATTGGCAAATTTAATGATGGTCGCTTGTCAAATTTCCATTCAGCATATTTTCCATTAGCATCAACATAATGTAAAAATACTTGTGCTTGATATTTACCATTAGTATATTTTTCTCGCCAATGATATTTTTCCATTCCTTTATAAAGCACAGCATCACCAATGCCCATTTTTATTTCAACCGCATTGGTTTTATTTATATCATCACCCATATAAATAGACCATGAATCACCTTCAAAATCTAATGTAATAGTTGCGCTAATTTCGCATGATTCACGATCAACATGATTTTTTAATTCTTCATTAGGCGCATATAAACGAGCATATGAATATGTTGGATAAAGTTTTTTGCCTGATGCCAATTCAAAATTTGGCAGCAAATCAACAAGCAATTTATCAAATACTGCCGCACCATGAATTGCTTGAGACAAATTGCATTGTTCATCAATTTTTGTTTGGTTATTTTCAATTAATAATTTAAATTCATTAGTTAATTCAACGCAAGAATGATCATCAAGAAATTCAGGTAAATAAATATATTTTTGTGTTTCAAATTGTCTTATCGTATCGCACATAATTTTATTCAGTTGGTTTTGGTAATGGTAAACATTGTTGTTGAATGTAATACCATTGATCTGCTATGCAATCATTTGAACAAGCAACCCAAAATAAAGGAGCAGCCACTTCAAAAGATTCAGATTCTACTTGTGCAATTCTTGAACCTTCATTGTCATTGCAATCAATGACTATTTCATTAGGGGAAATTAAAGCAAGCATTAATAAAACTCCTCAACAATAACTATTCCTGATGCACCTGATCCACCTGATCTATATACATTAGGACTACCATTATTAGCACTACCACCGCCACCACCGCCATAAACACCGCCGTTAGAACCTGTATATGATGATCCACCTGTATTTTGTGCTCCACCACCTAAAATAGAAGAACCGCCACTACCACCCCAACATGAAGCACTAGAAGTTGCAGCAAGATAACCAAGAGTTCCACCTTGCCCTTTTATATTAATATTCCCACCTGAACCTGTGCCACCAGCACCGCCAGCAGTTACTATTTGTGAAATAACTCCAGTACCACCAGCAGAACCAGCAGTTGCCGATGCAATTGCACCAAATGAATTAGTTCCAGCTCCAGCAGTTATTGGTTGAGGAGTAGATATAGAAGCAGCATCAGCATAATAAATAGATGCACCACCACCACCGCCACCACCACCAATTCCTTGCGATCCGGGAGCGGGACTAGTTGCTCCACCAGCACCGCCAGCACCAACCACAGTAACTCTAATAGCTTTTAATGTTGCTGGTCTAGTCCATGTAGCAGGTGAAGTATAAGCTCTTAAAATATAATTACTTGCACTACCTACTGCTGATGCAGGAGATGATGCCCATGATGTACCATTCCATGCAACTAGATCATTTGTTGCGCTACCTGCCAATGCAGTCATTGCACTTGTGCCAGCACCTAATAATAAATTGCCGCTTGCAACCGTAGAAACGCCTGTGCCGCCATTACCAACTTGCGTACTACCAGTTAAACCAGTTGCTGCATTAAGCTGCCCTGATGTATTAAGAAGATTTGCCAATTGAGCAAGATTAAACGCTTGTGTCATGCTGCACCATTTCCGTTATAAGTTTGCTGTTGTAAAAGATTCAAGTTGCTAGTTGGCGTTACTGCTAAAGTATAACTTCCTGAACCTGTTGTGTAATCTAATGATGGAACTTGTAAAGCACCGTTATTATATATTTCAAAATAAGCAGGATTATAACTAAACGGATAAATTGATTGCCCAACAACTGTATTAGTTGATGTTGAAGATTGATACCCAACAGGAGTGCCAGAATTGGTCGGCGCAAATTGAATAATAGTTAAATTTCCGCTTGAAAGTGCTGGAAAATTTGTAAAACTATTACTAATTAAATCATAATCTTGATCGTTTACTGCCGTACCATTTAAAAATGGCAATTCATATCCACTATTAAATTTCCATGTTGTAGGTGAATAAGTTGATGCAGATGTTAATGTTGCTGTAAATCTGCTAAATACTCGATAAGATGAATTTGCAGCCCTAAATCTATAAATACTTGCACCAGCCGTTAATCCAGATGTAGAACTTGTAAATGTAATAGTTTTTGCTGTTAAATTTACTGATGAAACTGTGTATTGCGTTGGCGTTCCTGTATTAGCAAAAGTAATTATATCGCCAGCAATAATATTTTGATATGGCGATCCTGTATAAGTTATAGTCGCGGTTCCTGTGCCTGATGCATATAGTATATTTAAATTTTCATAATAATCAGCATAAGAAATAGCTCTAAATGATATACAAGTAATTTTGTCATTTAAAACAGCACCAATATTTAAAGTAAAAGTTGAATTTGTTTCTGAATATTCTGTGGTATCAAGCAATACACCATTTTTAAAAATTAAATCTTGACCTGTTATATATGTTCCAGCTCTTGCAGTTGGAGTAAATACAGTTTGTCCTGATGTTGCAGTTGTTTCCCAACTTGAATAATAAAAAGTATCAGGCGCAATAAGAGAGACAACACGTCCATAAACATCAATAGTAATTTGTGAAACTGTTCCAGTATAAGTAGTTGCACCACCAAAATTTAAAAATTGTTGCAATGAACCTACTAATGTTCCATCAGAATTATTAGTTACTGCAATTTGTCCACCGCCAACTGTAGTAGTTCCTGATTTTGTTAATTGTCCAGTTCTTGCATCAAGATCAATATAATTTGTTCCATCAGGTAATGCAGACCATAATGTTTGATCATATTGCGGCAATGTAGGAACAAATGCCGCAGTTCCTGATACTTGAGCAGCCGTTGATGTTGAAAAACTAAATGTTCTTCCTGTTCTATTTATATAAGAAAGATAATATGATGTCCCAAATGATGGCTGTGCTAAATACCATGTGTAATCAGTTGGCGTTGTACTAAATGAATTGGTTGTTGAATTATACAAACCATAATAAGTTGCGCCTGATCTTGTTGCAGTTAAACCAGTACCTGTAATGCTTGTAGCATAAGCGACAATTAAATATCTATTATTATAAGTAAATGTTGTTGGTCGCCATTGAAATACATTTGAAGCAGCAGAAAAATTACTTGAACCCAAATTATTAACCATTCGAGTAAAGAAATACCAATTACCTGATGGAATATCTGTAATAGTTACATATAAAAGTGAACTAGGTGGATATTGATTGCCATCTGAAAGAATAGCAGTAGTACCAGCAAAATATCTTTGTTCATTTGTCGGATTTGAATAAGCCGAATACCAAACTTCAACATATTGAACGATTCCATTAGTTGAAGTCGTTACATCAACAACAAAAGATGGATTTGCAATTGTTGGATTTGAATTTGTAATTACTGGAGCATTAATAGTACCAAATGTTAAAGGATTACTTAATCCTGTATTTGGTGAAGTAGCAAATTGAGAAATGCTTGCATCATTAAAAACAGTTTCATTAAACTCCATTAAAGTTAATGCTGCTGTTATTGTTCCATCATTACCAAAATTTTGAATAACTTTAGAAATTCTAAATAATTTTGCAGCCCATCCATAATTAGCATTTGTAACTGTAACAATATCGCCAGCTTCTAATTCCAAACCAATATAATTAATATTTAATTGAACTTGTAAATCTTCTCTACATGATTTTAAAAATCTATTTGCAAGTAATTGTGCTCTAATATCTGTATTAACAAATTGCAATGTAATTTGCTGTTTGTTTGTTGGTTCATTTGGATACAATAAAGAAGGCGCAATTACAGCAAGATCAAATGAAACTGTATTAAATGAATCTTGTTGTGTGCCATCAGGATATTTAACTTCTGCAATATTAAATGAATTGCTTATGTCTAATGGCGAAATGGATAATGCAGAAATAATATTTGAATCATTTAAATTCATTGCAATACTATAAGCAGGTGATTGAACTATAACTCCCCAAAATGAAGTAATTTCATTATATTTAATTAAGCAATCACAACTGCTTGCCATTAACTGAAGATTTGTCATTACAGGTTGATTTGTATCTAACAAACCATCAAATTCAAATCTTGCAATAGATGCAGTTCCACCGCCAGAAAGATTGTAATAAATTAATCCATTTGAATATGCATTTAATGCAGTTAGGCTTGTATTGTCAATACTAGTAATAGGAATTGCAGCACCATATCTTGAAGATTGTAAATAATCATAAATACAATCACCCGGTACTTTTCGTGAATTTGTGATTTGAAATCTAATTTGTTGTAAACCAGTTATATTTGCGCTTGCATTATATTTAAGTTTTACAATTGCAAAAACGCAATTAGTCATATTTTTATTTGCGTCCCATTTATAAACGAGCGCAGAATCAGACATAATTGTTACAGCATTTAAATTTGTATTAGTTGGGTTATAACTTCCGTTACGATACAAATAAAAAAATATTTTTTCGTTTACAGTTGTATCAGAAAGATTTGTTGATGTATCAAGCAATGCAATAACTTTAGTTTTATCTGTACTATCAAAAACTACTTTTTTGCCAGACCAATAAATATCTCCAAAATTAAATGTATCTCCACTTCCACCATTTTCTGTATTAGTAACTTCAGACAATGCAATAACGTAATACATTGTTTGATTGTCTGATGTAATACTCATGTCAATTAATGAACCGCCTGTATATGCTGTTCCATAAACAACAGGTAATTTATTATCTGATGCAGGTGGTGCTGTTTGTTTACTACCCGGATCATTTGCCACCATTGAATTAATGGTAGGTTGATTAGGTTGAAAAACACGCGCAATAATTGCAGATGCAACCATATTAATTGCAAATGCAGTTATAGCATATGCCGTAGTTCCAGCAACCAGACCAAACAATTCAACAGCAATAATTGAACCCGGCATTATTTAATCCATGTTTCTTCGAGTTTTTGAAAACCCAATTTATTAAATTTTAAATCAGGCGAATTAACCATTTTTGAGATCGTATAAAAATCAATCTCACTTTCAGCTTTTAATTTTTCACCTGTTTTAATATAAGCATTTATTAATCTATAACCTGCCGAAGTTCCTCGATGCTCTAATTCAACCCAATAAGCAAGCTCACTCATTTGTTTTGATTCAGGATTCCAAATATTAGGAAGTTTTGCAGCAATTAATATCCCAATAATTTCATTATTTTTTTCTGCTAAAAATATATATCCTGCGCCAGCAATAATTTCTGTAATTAATTTTTCAATGTATTCTCTATTATTTGCTTTTTTCATTGTCTCCAATGGTGCAACTTCACGATATTTTTTTAGCAGTTCAATAATGCTTTCAATATCGAATTTATTTGCTAGTCTTATCATTATCCTGTTTTTCCAAATAAATAATTTGCAGTAGAAATATAATTTACCCTTGCCATTGATGTATCAGTTGAATTATAAAATTGCCATGAATTATTATTGGTATATCTACCTGCAATTCTATTTTGCAAAATTAATTGTATTGAAGAAGCTGACACAGTTATAACTCCAACATAATTTCTAATTTCTTCTGACCATTGTTCGCTTATTGTGAATGAATTTATATATCCAATAAAAAATTGATATAAACCTGAATTTGTTGTTGTACTAGTCCAATTAACTGTATTTGTTGAAGAATTAATCCATTTAATTGGTTGAACTGCATTATTAACCCATAAAACATTATTTGATGTAATTAATTGCCCATTTGAATCAAAAAATCCATGCCACATTTCAATCTTAGAACCTTTAACGCCAGCACCTAAAACCAATGAAAGCATGGTTGTATCAATACCAACAAGTGTTAAAGTAGTTTCATTTGCTGTGCTTTTAATATCTCTTTGTGCTGAACCAACACTAACTAATTGACTTAACCCGCTAAATGGTTGCGAATCAATTGCTGGAACTGTTATTGCTGTTGGCGCACTTGAAAATCTATATGTTGCTGATGCAGTTGTAATTCTTACAAATACAGCATAAGAAATATTATTTGTATTTTCAATTGGAAAAATTACATTCACAGCACAACCTCATAGGCTTTAAATGAACCATTCCAATTAATAAAAGAATCATTGGTCATTGGAACCAATGTATATATTGGATAATCACGCAAAATAACTGGAAAAGTAATTCCTGTATAAGTGCTACCACCGATTGCAGTTGTAGTGCCATATTGTCCAATAACTGCCCCCAATGCACTTGAAACTGTCGTCATAATGGTTCTGTGCACAGGAATATTAACTGTCGATGCGCCGCCTCTTTGCACATTTGCAGTTGCAATATAAGCATACCGATCTATTTGTATAAAATCGCCAGTTTTAACAATATAAGCACTTGATGAAATTGAAGGCAATGAACCAAGAACAATAGTTTTATTTGCTGTACCAACATTAATTGTGCAAGCATTAATTTGAACGCTTGTCATATCTCCTTGATAATTAATGTAATTAGTCCAGCCAGTTGAACCAAAATTTATGTATTGTTCTAAAATTCTATCTGTAGTTCTTAAAGAAGAAAGCACCGATCTATTTTGCGAATATAGCAAATAGTTCATTGGTTTAATATCAAATTCAAATGGTTGTACTGTTAAAATTTCAGATACGCTAATTCTTAAATTACGCGACAACATTTGTCCTGCAAATTTATGATCGTTTATAGAAACCGATTCAGCAATTGAAAGAATAGTTTGTAAACTCATAATAATTAACCATTTAAATTGCTTATTTGTAATGTTTCTATAGAATTAATTTGATTTGTATTATTTAAATTTTCTAAATTAATCCATCTTTCATTTGTTTGATTCCATATCCAATCGCCATTTGGTTTTGGATCACGAATAACCCAACCGGGAGGATACCACCAAATAATTTCTTTATTTTCAGGACATTCTGGTTTATCTGGAACTTCAATCCAACCATCTAAACCATCAGTTTCTGGTTGAGGAATTGAACCATTTTTAGAATAAAGCATAATTTACCTATTGAACAGGAAATGCAGCCGTAGGAATAGATGTAACAGTTCTTGCAAAACCTTTAGTTATTCGTAATTCGTCAATGTATCCGTTTAATGGTTGTGATGCCACATCAAAAGCATTAATTCCTACTACTGGTCTATTTGGAGTTCCACAAACATAATTTGTTGCATCAGATGCAGTTGTATTAACTTGAGTACCATTAACAAATATTTTTGTACTTCCTGCTTGCCTTGTAATTGCTAAGTAATACCATGTATTAATTGTTAAAGCACCACCACTTGTAATTATTGTTCCTGTTCCAGTTATTAAAGTTACTACGCCAGTAGTAACAGCAACATAAACAGCAAATCTGCCTGTACCAGTCCCATCAGCAAATGCAATTGTGTCGTACAACATTGGATTACCAGTAAGACTATTTAAATAAACCCAACATTCAAAAGTAAAATCTCCTGTGCCAAAAGAAATATAATTATTTATTGGCTGTCTAAAAACTAAATAACCATTTCCAGAATTACCAAAAGACATTGATGTACTACCGTATTTTGCTTGTGTTGTACTTACTTGCGCTGTTCCTGCTGTGTCAATTGTATTTTTAGCAGTAGCATCATAAATATTTTCATTAACAAAATTCAATAAAAGAGATGTATTTGTTATATTTGTTAATGGTGCTGTTGGTATAGTATAAGTTGCGCCTGTATATAAAGCAGTTCCTTTTAATAATCGCATATTAGATATATATGCATTTGTTAAATTAGAACCAGTATAAGAACAACCTATAGCAAGTAAATTTGCTGATGTAATATTTGCACTAATACCAGAGTAAGAATTAGCTCTATTTCCATTAATATATGTATTAAAAGTTGTTCCAGTTCTTGCAAATGCAACATGATTCCATGCATATCTATTTGGTAATGGTACTGAATAAGGAGTTGAAGATATATACCAATAAATTACATTTGAACCACTTCCCCAAGAAATATCTATTCCTGATGAACTATATAAAGCATTAGAAATAAATCGAGCATCAGCAGCAGGAGCCAAAGCATAAAACCAAAATTCAACTGTAAAATCGCCAGTTCCAAAATTAAATGCAGCATTATTTGCTACAGTTAAATTTGAACTTCCATCAAAATATCCACTACCACCTATTAATGAAGTTGAATAAGCAGATGTTGGTACAAATGGTGAAAATGATTGAATTGAAGGCGTTCCATTTGCAACAGTTGTTATATAAGATAAAGTGCTATCTGTATATGAAAACCAATATGAATTTAAAGCCAAAAATATTGTATTTGCATCAGCAGTTAATGCCGTTGTTGGAGTGCTTGATATTGTTCTGTTTGTATTAGACAAACGAAGATTAGATATATAACCATTAAAAAAATTTAATGAACTTCTATCTACACCAACCAACATATTATTTGTTTGGTTAAAGTTTGTTGCTGATGTTCCTGTGGCATCAGATACTGCATTTAAATATAAAGTTGTTTGACTTGCTCCCGTACCAGCTCTTACAACTGCCACATAATACCAAGTATTCACAACTAAAGAAGTAGCTCCAGTAATGCTTGTGCTTGTGTCAGTAAAAACTAATTTATTTGCTGCGCTTATTTGAAATACCCAACCTGTTGGAGTAGATGCTCCTTTACTAGCAATTGTTTGAATAACTCCAGAAGCAGCACGATAAATCCATGCTTCAATAGTAAAGTTTGCAGAACCAAAACGTAGATTAGTTGTATCTGTAACAGTTAAATAATCTGTGCTTCCATTAAAATTGCTAGACCAACCAGTTTGACTATATGGCGTAAATGTTCCTTGTGCTACATTTCCGCTACGAGTAACAGGAAATCCACTTCCAGCATTTGCCGTACTAGAATCTAAAAAAGTATTATTTTGTGCTCCATTTATTGTCGTTGTATTTAATAAAATTGATACAAGATTAAAATAAGCGTCTTTTACAATAATAAATACGCCATTAATACTGCTTAATAAATTAAGAATTCCAGCCATTACGTCAGCCCCGATCCTGAAATTAACCACGTTGTACTAGTCATTTTTATGGCAGTTGCCATTCCATATATAGCAAGTGATCTTGTTCCAGTTGTACCTGTTCCTGCTAAATACATTGTGTCAGTTGTAATCGCAATAGATATAACTTGCGTAGTCATATTAATAAAAGTTAAAACTGTTCCTAATGGATAAGCAACAGATGCATTTGCAGGTATGGTAAATGTTCTAGCATTAGCATCCGTAGAAGGATGAAAAATTACTTTTCCTGAATCTGTTAAAACAGCAGTATAAGCTGTTGATTGACTGTTTATTGGTACATTTCTATATCCTACTGCATCAGTTCCATCTACCGTCATATTTGATGCAATTCCACTTGCTGGCGTACCTAATGCTGGAGTAACTAATGTTGGTGAATTAGATAATACAACGCTACCTGTACCAGTTGAACTTGTAACGCCTGTTCCACCATTTGCTACATTAAGAGTACCGGATAAAGTAATTGCGCCTGAAGTAGCTGTGTTAGGAGTAAATCCTGTTGTTCCAGCATTAAATGAAGATACACCACCAGAAGGAGCAGCAAATTGTAAAAATACAATATTTGTGGTTCCTATAGTAATTGGTAATGGTGTTTGCTGTACCCATGATGTATTTTGATTTGCAGTACCACCAATGACCAAAATAAAATCACCTTGATCAACTTCATTGGTGCCACTTCCACTTGTATCATAATCAGTTGCGCGAGTTAAAACCCAATTTGTAGAACCAGACCCTTGATTTGTTATTGTATATATGCCGTTTTGTGATTGCGTTGTTTGATTTTTAATTAATACGCGAGTTGCATTAGTAACATCTGTTCCTGTAAAAGTGTATCCATCAATTATTAATGCTGCTTGTGTTCCTGCATTAGTAATTGTTGCACCAACTCCTGATGAACCATTGTTATATGTAACTGTTCCTAAATTAGCAGTTGTACCATATTGACAAGCAGCATGAAAATTAATTCCTGATGCAATTGAGTCTGCATATAATTTATTAACTATATCTGTATTAATAATAGGAGCATTTGCTATTGTGCCGCTAGTTAATGCAATTGATGTTATATCGGTATTAGAACCTCTTGCAGCAGCCCCCAAACTAGTTAATGCTGCAATTGATGTGGTTGCATTTGTACCGCCATTTGCTATTGGTAAAGCAGTTCCAGAATAAGTTAAAGCAAGTGTTCCTGAACTTGTTACAGGACTACCACCAACCGTAAAAATTGCAGGAGCACTTAAACCAACTGATGTAACAGTTCCAGATGTTGCAGATGATGCCCATTTAAGACCCGATGCAGTTGTAGAATCTGCCGTTAAAATTTGCGTATTTGATCCAACTGGCAAACGAATATTATCAGTTCCATTATTGACAATTAAATCGCCTTTTATTGTAGTAGGAGCCAAAGCATCAAATGCATCTATTTGAGTAGTTTGACCTGTACCACCTTGTGCAATTGTTACTGTATTGCTTAAACAAGCAGAAAAATTATCATCCAACTGTTGTAACGGTAAACTTCCTGTTGCACTTGCAAATGTATATGGAACTGTCATTTCAACCTCTATCGTGAAATTGGTACGCTACGATTTGCGGATTGATAAGCCGCCCAAATCGTGCTTTTGTTTGATGCTAAAAATTGCGTTGCGCTTTGCGTATCAATTGCGCTCATGCTTGCAATATAAGTGCCGTTGTTTGTAAAACCATTATTACCCATATTTGCGGCAGCTTGTTGCCATGAACCATTTGGAATAATTGTTCCTGCTGTTCTAGGCACAAACAACTCTGCACCATTTTCACCAACTAATGTTGGTCTATCAATTGCGCCGCCTGATGCAAGCCCTGCGCCAATAACGCCCGGTGCAAACATACTACCAATAGAAGAAGATGCCGCATTAAAAGCCATTTTAAATAAACCAGTTGCTTGCGCTTTTAATTCCATAAAAATTAAATCTTTAACTATGCTGCCAATTAAATCTTTAAAATTTAATTTGCCAGTTTCAACAAAATTACGCAATGCAGAATCCATGTCTCGCATTACTGTATTAAATGCTTCTTTGCCTCGATCTGATGCACGTTCTGCTGTTTCAGTATATTGTTTAAATGCTTCATCCCATCCAGCCGCCCATGATTTTTGACGTTCATATTCGGCATCCATGTTTTGCTGCCTTACATCATTTACTCTTTGTGCTGCATTAATTTCTTGCATTTCATTTTCTTGTATCCAATGAACTTTTTCATCAAAAAGTTTTTTTGCTAATGCGTGTTCTTCAGGTGGCGCAAGTTCTAATTGTTTTTGTGCATCTTGTTCTTGTTTTAAATATTTTTGAGAAATTTCATATTTTTGTCGCGCAAAATCAATTGATAATTTTTCATTATCATATTGTTGCGAAGAAAGAAGATATTTTTTTCCTTGTAATTCAAGTTCTTTTTTATCCCAATATTCTTTTTGTACTATATTTGCATTTTCTGCCAAACCTAATTCTTTTGCTAATTTTATTTCTTCTTTATATTTAAGAATCATCTTATCTCTAGCAGACAATTCCATTTTTCTTTTTTTTCCACCTTTGTCATCGCTTAATTCTGGAGCAGCTTCACCATGATCTACGTCGCCACCTAATAATTTATCTAAACCAAAATAAGCAGCAGCAGCACCGCCAGCCGCCAATGCAAGCAACCAAGGATTAGTCAATGTAAGTGCGCGTAATGCGCCTGAAAGCTGTATAACGCCTTTAACAGCAGTAACACCAAACCCAACAGCCATAGCAATACCTAAAGCCTGAAATGCTTTAGTTAATGCCTCAACTCTATCTTCAGTAGGAATTTTATTAAACAAATCAACTACTGGTTTTACCGCCATTAATGCAGCCGTTTCAATATCATGAAAAATCTGTTTCATTTTTTCGGCAGCTTCAGCAGCAGCCTTAATTGCTTCTTCTTGATTTTTATAATGCCCTGCCGTTTCTTCAATTGTGGCAGCAAAATTTTTCATATCTAAATTACGCGCAGCTTTGCCAAACATTTCCATTGCAAGTGCATTTCTGCGAGTAACATCATCTATTTTTGTAAGACCATCAATTGCTTTTTGACGCAATTCATCACTACTTAAAAATCCTAGATCATGAGTAGAAATTCCAATTGCTTTAAATGAATCTCGAAGATTATCGCTGCCTTGTGCAGCTTCATTTATTTTTGTTGTAAATGTTGTAAATAATGTTCCTACTTTATCCGCATCGCCACCTGATACAGATAATGCATGACGCAACTCAAGAATTTTGCCTGTGGTTGTTTCATTGGCATTTGCCAAATCTTGAATTTCATTAGCTGCGTGAATTGCGTGTCCAGCAAATCCAACAAAAGCTGCGCTTGCAACTTCAAACGCCGTTTTAAGTCCTTCAGTAGTTTTATGTAAATCTTTAAGATTTTGTTTAAATTCTTTACTTTTTTGTTGAGCAGCATCAACGCCTTTGACAAATTCTTTTGTGTCAAGACCAAGAACCGCACCAAGTCTGGCAATTACGCTACTCATTTTTGATCCTTAGAATTTCGGCTTTTATATTTCTCAATTCTTTTATTTAATTCATCCGATAAAACTTGTAAAACTTGTGATTGACTAGATTCCAAAGCAGGACGAATAAAAGGATGACCTGATTTATTTGCAGTTCCAAATTCTTCACCTAATGAAACAGCAGATTTTTTTACTGATAAAATTCCTATTGCTGCATCAGT